GGATTGTTAGCGTTCTTCTGAGCTTGAGCTGTGGAGTAGCCACCGTACTGTTTATGGCTATTTTGGCCACCGCCACCTCCGCCGCCACCGTTTCCACCACCGTTTCCACCACCGTTTCCACCACCACCGTTTCCACCACCACCGTTTCCGGCACTGCCCTTATTCATGAAATTCCTAGCCTTCTTGCCCATACGATAATCTCCTGATTCCATATCACCTGCCATTCTTCCCCTAATATCTTCATCGTTAAAGCCTTCCCGCTTCAGAGCTTGAACATCAGCTCTAGTCCAGCCAGCTTTCTCATGCTTGCCTGCACTAGCACCCTGACCATGCACACCCTGGACATCGTAATCGTCAATACTCTGATTTCTATCCATCCCTTGATACTTATCGGACTTCAGTAACTGCCTACCACTCATAGAGCTGGCATCTTGCTGATTACGGAGTATATCAATTTGATCATCTTTAAATCCTTGTGCTCTCATAGCCTTCACATCTGAATTCTTGAAGAGACCATCTTCGTTATCATAGTCCCTCAAACGCTGCCTCTCTTCGTACTTATTGCCTTCATTATCCACACCCTTCTTCATGAAGCTGTGTGCCTTCTTACCCATACGGTAGTCTTCTGATCGCCAATCATCTCGCATTCTGCCCCGGATATCTGAATTGGTGAATCCCTCATCTTTTAAAGTATTTATATCGGTTCTGGTCCACCCAGCTTTCTCATTCTTACCTGCACTATAACCTTGACCACCTACGCCAGACACATCGTAATCACTGAGGCCTTCGTTTCTGGCCATCCCCTCATACTTATCAGACTTCCGCAACTGCCTATCACTCATCTTATCAGCATCTTGCCGATTGCGATATTTATCAATCTGAGTTTCTTTATATCCTTTCTTTCGCATTCTGGCGACATCGGAATTCTTGAAAATTCCGTCTTTATCCCTGTAATCGCCTAATCGCAAACGCTGAGCACCTGCGTCATTAGTATCTTCCGTCTCTTGATTAAGACTCTCGCCTGCCATTCTAGCCATCAGGTTTCTAACAAATTAAAGCTATCACTATTGTAGTCTAATTGTAGAGAGCCTCTCCGCAATAATCCACCCATAGTTAATACCATTGAATCCACGGCATCATCATGTGATGAATGGCCAAAGTTCAATAGCTCTTCCTCAAGAATGTCCCACTTACGCCACTTATTCCATACCACTCGACGGTTTTCATATAATCCAAGCACCCCGCGTAGCCTTGCGAGCTTATCGCCTTTGAATCCCTTAACGGGAGAACAGTGTAGGTTATACAGTGCCCGATCCTCAAACATTATTCGTTTGAAGTCCCCTTCGAAAGATGTCTGGTAGGCAACTGCCTCTGGCCAGATAATGCACGGGCACATCGTTGGGAAATACTGCCCCGCATCATTCTCAACAAGGATATTCCAGTCGGAAAGCATCTCGCAGAGAATATCCATCTTTTCAATGTTGCCCATCGACCTCTGACGCCTTTGATCAATTAAAAATATCTTATTTTCCTTAATCCCTGCTAAGGTCATTACGGTCCAATCGTTCTTCTCACTTAAGCCGGCACTTAAGTCAATACCGACGCCTAGACAGTCGTAATCATCGGGCACCTTGCCTCTGACAATTAGATCTGGCGAGATACCGACATCAGATGACTGCACAGCAGTATTGAGATACTGATATGCGAAAGCAACCCGATCCTCTGACTTCCGTTCATTCAAATATTTCATTGACCAGAACTCTGGCCAGTAGGAACGCTGCCTACCTTCAGCATCTGTTATGACTGCTTTTTGGACAATCTGTTTCCAGTTATTCTTTGAAGTAAATAGCGAGGAGTGTATATCGTCAAAGTGAAATCGGGTTCCCAGACAGATCGCCCTCGCACCTTGAAACATGGTTGGAGCGATAACGTTTGACCACGTTTGTTCCATCTCACGGCGGATGTCAGGATTGTTGATTGACGCAGCGGATTTGATAGGGTCATCGATAAGTACCAGCTGCGAACGTTTGGAAGTGATGGCACCCTTAAGACCGCCACACGCAATGGTGAAAGCTTCTTCACCCGCTGTATCAATGCCTGCGAATTCGTAGTCAATACTCCAGTATTCATCTGACCTCCGGATCTTTGATAGTCTCACCATCGGGAAGATCTCCCTGTATTTGGAACTGGTAAGGATTCCTTTGATTGTCGCGGACTTTGCACGACTGATATCTACCATATACGCTATGTAAAGGATGCGAAGCATTTTCTTGGCAGCGGCATGTCGGCCAATCATCCACGCCGCATAAAGCCCAAGGACAGTGCTCTTGGCAGATCCACGCGGGGCAAGTATCGATGTATTCGGCCCAGCTATACCTAATAGACATTCACTATCCTCCCCTGTGCATAACTCCTTATGCCACTCCAGCATGTGCTTTGCTGGAGGTTTGCCCATAATTTTACAGAAGTCTTGGAAGTTATCACGAGCACGCAGAACATCTTCTGATGGAGCTTTCGTTGTAACCTTCGATGCCGTCATCAATGCGGATCGTTTATAGGCTAATGCAATACTAGGGACTGACATATATGTATTCTATTTCCCCTAGTCTAACGGGAATATTACCTACGTTCGGCCTTTCTTTGCTGTGCTCTATTCTTCGCTCTTGCCCTCATTTTATTACTGTGATTCTGTGCTCTAGTTGCTGCAAATGCATTACGCATCCCGATCGCGTATTCTTCAGCAGCTTCTTTCCTACCTCCAGTCATCGATTGTCCATCGGTGCTGGTGTTCATCATTCGAGGCAGCTGCTTGCTGATTGCGTCCCGAATCCGTAGAGCCGTTGTGCTGTGTGTCCTGATACCGGGAAGCTCTGGTAGATCGGGGATATAAGCAGATGGCTCAACCATTACTCACCTCCGAATACACCTTCGCCCAGATGGCGTTGATCGCATTCTCCATAGGTTCTGCGAACTGCGGATCATCTTTGAAGATATTCGTTAGCTCTCGCATCACTCGATCAGCACCAGCGAGGATTAGGCCACGCTTGTCTGTAGCTCGATTCATTTTCTCACTCGTTTCTATGTGAGACCGTAGCTCCTTCTCTAGTGATGCTAATCGAGCAGCACCATCATTACCTTTGACTTCACCACTGGTGATCGCCATCCGTAGATCTTGGATATCACTGTGGAGAGCAGCGGTTTCTGAATTAAGGATCTCACGCCTGTTCAGTTTTTTGTATTTCATCTTCACCCAACGGCTTAAATCATTGAAGGTGCCTGGGTATTTAAGGATGCCTGCATACACCCAGATCTCAATAATTGATGGAGTGATCTCCGCGAACTCTTTGAAGTCCTCTGAATCAGCAGCAGGTAAGGTGTCTAGCCACTGATCTACGTAGGTCAGATAAACCTTACCTGTGGTTTTAGCTGTCGTTAAGGTCATCAGTATCTCCCAGCAGAAGCACGTGCATATCTACTCTGGTCAGCACGATCTTTTGCCGTCTGTCGTGTTGCATGGCTCATCGTTTCTCGTGTATCCTTGCCTCTCGCTCCAATGTTCTGCCGCTCCTGGCTACCTTGCTCACCGTATCTGCGGATATCAGCAGAAGCACTGGAATCATAATCCTTACGCTTCTCTGCCATACTCAAACGTTGCTCTGAACCTTGCGTCTTATACCCTGAACGTTGCTCCTTGCCCGTATCAGCTATAACATCACGCTTGTTCTGAAGTGAATCAGATTGCATTGATCTTGCGTGAGTTCTTTCAAGGGCAGACTCCGCTGTTGTCAGGCCTCTATCTAAAGCTGATTCACCTGACTTCCATGTCTGCTCTTGGCCAGCGGTTGATCTTTGCTCAGTACCCTGGGTCTTATAACCTTCCCGTTGCTGAGTGCCAGTTTCCTTAATTTCACTAAGACGCTGTGCCCTATCTAGTGCAGATTCAGATGTTTCTTGAGTTCTACCTGCTGCAGCTTCACTCGTCTGCCAAGTTTGAGCACTAGTCTGTGCCCGCTGTGCTTCAGTCCTATCTAGTGCAGCTTCAGATGTTTCTTGAGTTCTACCTGCAGTAGCTTCTCCAGTCTGCCAAGTTTGAGCACTAGTCTGTGCTCTCTCCGCTTCAGCCCTATCTAGTGCAGCTTCAGATGTTTCTTGAGTTCTAGCTGCGGTAGATTCACCGGTCTGCCAAGTTTGAGCACTAGTTTGTGCTCTCTCCGCTTCAGCTCTGTCTAATGCAGACTCACCTGTTTGCCAAGTTTGCTGCTGCTCTTCAGTGAGCCTTTGTTGATTGCCTTGTGTCTGGTAACCCGATCTCTGCTGTCTGCCTGTTTCTTTAATCTGAGATACCGCCTGTGAACCTTCTTGCTTCAACCTAGCCATTTCAGCATCTTGAGCCTGCTCATCTCTAGTTAAAGTCTGTCCAGCAGCCTTCTTCTGACGGATTAACTCCTGTGTCGCAGCCTCTTCCTGAGTAAGCCGTGTTTGATTGCCTTGTGTCTGGTAGCCCGATCTCTGCTGTCTGCCTGTTTCTTTAATCTGAGATACCTCCTGTGAACCAGATTCTTTCAACCTAGACATTTCAGCATCTTGTGCTTGCTCATCTCTAGTTAGGGCCTGACCCGCTGCCTTCTTCTGACGGATTAACTCTTGTGACGCCGCTTGCTCTTGAGTAAGTCTTTGCTGATCTCCTTGGGTCCGATAACCAGATCTCTGTTGCTGACCTGTTGCCGTAATTTCAGCACTACGCTGTGCTCTATCTAGAGCAGATTCACTTGTCTGTTGAGATCTGTCTAATGAAGACTCACCTGTCTGCCAAGACTGTTGTTGCGTATCTCTAGTAAGAGTTTGATCAGCAGCTTCTTGCTGAGTTAATCTTTGCTGATTTCCTTGGGTCCGATAACCAGATCTCTGTTGCTGACCTGTTGCAGTAATTTCAGCACTACGCTGTGCTCTATCTAGTGCAGATTCACTTGACTGTTGAGATCTGTCTAATGAAGACTCACCTGTTTGCCAAGTTTGTTGCTGACCTTCAGTGAGCCTTTGTTGGTCTCCTTGAGTTCGATAACCAGCTCTCTGTTGCTGACCTGCTGCAGTAATTTCAGAACTACGCTGCTCTCTATCCAGTGCAGATTCACCTGCCTGCCAAGTTTGAGAACTAGTTTGTGCTCTCTCCGCTTCAGATCTGTCTAATGCAGACTCCCCTGTTTGCCAAGTTTGTTGCTGACCTTCAGTGAGCCTTTGCTGATCTCCTTGAGTTCGATAACCAGATCTCTGTTGCTGACCTGATGCACTAATCTGATCTAACTGGGATTGTCTGTCTAATGAAGACTCACCTGTCTGCCAAGTTTGCTGCTGACCTTCAGTGAGCCTTTGCTGATCTCCTTGGGTCCGATAACCAGATCTCTGTTGCTGACCTGATGCACTAATCTGATCTAACTGTGATTGTCTGTCTAATGAAGACTCACCTGTTTGCCACCCCTGCTGTTGCGTATCTCTAGTAAGAGTTTGATCAGCCGCTTCTTGCTGAGTTAATCTTTGTTGATTGCCTTGTGTCTGGTAACC